GGCAACAGGACGTATCGTATGCGCCGCTCTGACGACCGTGCATCGGGTCAGTTCTCTTATTATCCGCAAGAAGGAAGCCTCTCCTAATGCCTATCGCTGCGGAGAGCCTGCGCCTGGGTCCGTGGAGAGCAGGCGTCAACTACAGCCTACCAGCCGAGGAGATAGGGCCGGAGGGGTTGTACGATATGGCTAACTGCACCGTCGGTCAGGCCGGTGAGGTCAAGAAGCGCAAAGGATACGCCAAGTATAACGCCAGCGCATTGAACTCCGGCGCTACCGTCACGGCGCTGGGGCAGCTGGTGCTGGCCGGTACCGAAAAAGTNTTTGNCATCGCTGGCAACAAGTTCTACGANGTGACCGGCGGCACTGCCACCGACCGCACCGGCAGCGTCACGATAACCGCTGGCGACGACAACGTATGGAACTGGGTGCTGGCTGGCGACACGCTCGTAGCAGTTAACGGCGTCGACACCGACGGCATCACCTGGGCTGGCGGCTCTAACAACGCTGGCACCCTCGATGACGACAGTCGCTTCACTAAGCCTACCTGGATCGCTTTTTGGGAAAACAGGCTCTGGCTAGGCAACGAGAACAGCAATAACGACCGTGTCTGGCGGTCTGATGCTGGCGATATAACGACCTGGGGCGCTACTAACTACCACCAGTTCGGCTATGAGGTACATGGCCTGGCACCTTTTGGCAACGCGCTAGCTGTACATACCGAGCAAGGTATCCACACCCTGACGCCGACGGGCAACTCAACGATACCCTTCCAGCAGCAGCAGCAGACCCAGCAGGGTACTATTGCCGGTCGCAGCATCGTCAACATACCAGGCCAGCGCCAACTCTTTGTGCGCGACGATGGTATCTACCAGTGGGCAGGTGGCACCCAGGTCGAGAAGATGAGCTTTGCGCTCGATGACCGCTACTGGGACGACGTCAACACCGCACGACTAGCCTACTCTTTCGCGCTCTATTACCCTAACAAGGAAGAGGTCTGGTTCTTCCTGCCGCACGGGGCCGGTCAGTCTGCGATGGATTCGGTCGTCGTCTACTCGACGCGCCTCGACTGCTGGTTTGGCCCCTACGATAATTTCACCCGTGACAGCGCCGCCCTCATCGACGATCTGCCGCACGCTGGCGACTTTGACGGCTATATAATGAGCCATGAGACGGGCAATAACGACGATGGCGATCTGATCAAAGGCTATTTTGAGACGGGTAACATAGCGCCGATGGGCGACAGCGTTGAGTGCCGCTGGCTCTACGCCAGGACGCTTTTCGACAACCAGGGCGACTACGACGTAGCGGTGCAGCAAAAAGCGGCTGGTATCGTCGCCAATGTCGAGACGCTGACGATGGAGCATACCGGCAGCACCGCTTCTTTTGCACTGCTCGACTCGACGTTTGTCCTCGATACGTCGACGCTGCAACCGGAGTTGTCGACGCTCACGGGCGACACAGACCTCTTTGGCTATGATCCGCGCACCATGCTACGCTTTTCAAACTTCGTCGACGACGAGACGTTCACCATCCGGCGCACCAGCCTCATGTTCAAGCCCATAGGCCGCACCAGGCATCGAAGAACAGGAATAGAATAATGGCATACGTAAGCCCCTATGCTTCAGCGGCTGCACTGCAAAACAAGAAAAAGGTAAAACCCCAGCAGCAACAGATGCAGCCTCAGATGGATTGGCAGCAACCCCAGCAACAGATGCAGCCTCAGATGGATTGGCAGCAACCCCAGCAGCAGCAGATGCCATCTCAGATGGACTGGCAGCAACCCCAACAGCAACAGGTGTCATCTAACGCGTTTGATCCAACAGCGGCAGTTGGTAGTTCAGTACCGCCACCACCACCACCACCGCCGCCACCGCCAGCAGCAACCCAGCAGCAGATGCCATCTCAAATGGACTGGCAGCAGCAGCAGCAGCAGATGCAGCCTCAGATGGATTGGCAGCAGCAACCCCAGCAACAGATGCAGCCTCAGATGGATTGGCAGCAACCCCAGCAGCAGCAGATGCCATCTCAGATGGACTGGCAGCAGCAACCCCAGCAGCAGATGCCGTCTCAGATGGATTGGCAAGCGCCAACAACGGACCCTTTAACGACCGCTATCGCAGCGCAGGATCCAACATCTCAGATGCAGTCACAGCTTGATTGGCAGCAACCCAAGCCCAAGCCTGATCAGCAACAGATACCCTCTCAGCTTGACTGGCAGCAACCCAAGCCCGACCAGCAGCAGATGCAGTCACAGCTTGATTGGCAGGATCCAACATCTCAGATGCCCTCTCAGCTTGATTGGCAGGATCCAGTAGCGACTCAAATGCCAGAGACACTGGACTGGCAAGACCCAGTAGCGACTCAGATGCCAGAGACATTGAACTGGCAACCAGATTCAAAGCTGCGTACCGCGTCGGATCAGATGCCCTCTCAGCTTGATTGGCAGGATCCAACATCTCAGATACCCTCTCAGCTTGATTGGCAGGCACCGGAAGCATTGGACTTGCCTGATATCAGCGGTATGCAAAGCGAGTTGCCTTGGCAGCAACCGGAGCGGCAGATGCCAGGGACACTGGATTGGCAGGGTCAGTCGTATGGTGACATGATGCAGTCGAGGCTGGGCTGGCAGGACGAGCCAAAAGCGCCTACTGAGATGCCAGCGACGATGCCGTGGCAACGGACGCAGATGCCGGAGACACTGGATTGGCAAGAGACATTAACGACTCAGATGCCAGCGACGATGCCGTGGCAACGGACGCAAATGCCAGAGACACTGGATTGGCAAGCGCCAAGTGGATCGAGCTATGCCGAGTTAACGCAGATGCCAGAGACGCTGGATTGGCAGCAACCAGAAGAACAGATGGCATCGACGTTGCCCTGGCAAGCTGCGGCAAGCCAGCAGCAGATGGCATCGACGTTGCCTTGGCAAGGTTTAAAAACGACTACAACCGCTGGTGATGAGGTTGTACCGACGTTTGATACACAGCGTCAGGCACCGACGACGATACAAGACGCCCTAAACCAGCAGTACATGGATCGCATAGGCGGCTCCGACGACCCAATCTTAGCCTCGCAGCTTGCCGATTTGGAAGAGCGCCAGCGCCAAGAGGAGCAGGCGACCATCGAGCAGTTGTCGCGCTACGGCGTTTTACGGGGCGGCGGCGACACCGCTAATGTGTTGATGCAGATGCGAGAAGGTCAGGGTCGCAACCGCCTGGCGCTGGAAGCGGCAGCAGCCCAACGCCAGCAGCAAGATTTGCGCGATGCGCTGGGCTTCGATCAGGCAAGGTCGCAGATGGGGTTAGCTGGCCGAGGCATGACGCTACAGGAGCGCCTTGGTGGTCAGGATATGCTTAACCAGCAACTACAGCGACAGCTTAGTCGCGCTGGTGTCACCGGTCAGTTTGAAGGGGCCGAGACGATGGCAGCGCAGGAGCTAGCAGATCGAATGCTAACTACTCAAGCGCAGCGCGGCGCTATTGGCGGTGCCGAGCGACGTGCAGATATTGCACAAGAGGCTGGTTTGTTTGGCGAGGTAGCTGGCATGGGTTCGGCCCCAGCGCGTCAGACGATGGCAGGACGGCAAGCTACAAGCGGATTAGCTACAGAGGCGGCGCAGCGCGAGGCATTGGTTGGAGGTGAGCGCCGTGCAGACATAGCGCAGGAGGCTGGATTGTTTGGTGAGGTAGCTGGCTTGGGTTCGGCACCTGCACGGCAGACGATGGCTGGGCTTGGTGCAGCCGAGCAACGCCTGGCTAGTGCAGCGCAACGTGCAGCTTTGGGTGGTGCGGAGCGCCGCGCTGATATAGCGCAGGAAGCCGGTCTGTTTGGTGAGATTAGCGGCATGGGCAGCGCACCGGCACGGGCAACGATGGCAGGATTAGGCGCTAGAGAACAGCGGGCTGCTAGCGCCGAGCAACGCCTGGCTAGTGCAACACAGCGTGCGGCTTTGGGTGGTGCAGAGCGCCGTGCTGATATAGCGCAAGAGGCTGGTCTATTTGGCGAGATCGGTGGTATGGGTAGCGCACCGGCACGGGCTACGATGGCAGGACGGTCGCTGACTGAGCAACTGGCAGCGAGTAGGGCGCAGCGCGAACTGGCGCAGGCCGCTGATGTACGCGCTCAGATCGGTCAGGAGGCTGGCTTATTTGGCGAGGTCAGCGGTATGGGGTCGGCACCGGCACGCAGCACGATGGCAGGGCTGGATGCGGCCCAGCGACGTGCCTTGGCAACCACTGCTGACGAGAGGGCGCAGCAAGCGCAAGAGGCGGCGCTCTTTGGTCAGGTCGCTGGCGCAGGAGGACCGATAGCGACGCTGGGTGGTATGCAGGCGCTGGAAGGATTAGAAGGTCAGCGCCTGGCACGCGAGGCGACTGAGGCTGGTCTGACGGGTCAGTTCAGAGGCGATCTAACTGCCGCTGAGAGGGCGCAGGCGAGTGCGCTGGACACACAAGACCTCCAGCGACGCCTGGCTGAAGCCGGTGTCACTGGCGAGTATGACTTTGGCACGCAGCGCGGTCGCATGGACACGATCCAGGCGCAGGCGCTGGAAAGCGAACTGCAAGGATCGGCACTCCAGCGTGCGCTACAACGCGCCGGAGCGACGGGTCAGTTTAGCGAAGAGGGTGCGCCAAT